CTCGTTAGAGCCTACAAAATAAAATATACCGTAATCAGCTAAAGTCTCTTCTTTATTGTAATCATAAATGTTACCAGAACGAGAAGCCCATAAACCGTTAGGTAATGCTAAACTACCAGCAGTAAACAACCTACCCTGAAAAAATACACCACAACGGGGATAGCCCCTAGTACCACCGTTCCACGCATCCTCATCTTTATTCTTACCTTTAGTAATAGTTATAGCATCAAGATTATTTTCCACATTACTGTAATCTACACTAGCTGCTTCAAATTCCCACTTACGGCTCCCGCTATCACCAGACATGGTAATATCAATAACAGGGTGGCCATTCAAAGTAGCGTTAAGTGTGCATGTAACATCCCCCTCTGAAACGCCATATAAAGCTTCAATAGCAGTTTCTATATTAGTACATAATGTAGTACTATAAGAATAATTAAACGAAATAGCTTCTGTCTCATCTCCGTCAACAATTAAAGTAAATTTATCGCCAGGGTCCCAGTTACTCTCCCCTTGATTTATAAAACGAAGTTGAGCAACATGATTAACGCCAGCAGGGGAATATGAGTCATCAAAATCATATAACGGTAATCTAAAAGTTTTATCCTTGCCGTATCGCTCGCTATCCCAACCACCAGAAGCATTTCGATAAACACGCCACATAGGATACCGTTTATTAAAACAAACAATAGTATCTAAACTTTGTGCAAAACTAAGTTCATCGACAAATTGACCATCATATGGAGTAGACAAAATAGCTAAAGATAAATAAGAACCAGAAGTATCTTTCTGGAATACCTGGACACAAAAAGAAGTAAACACCAATACATAAGTCTGAGAATCACTAAACCTAAACTCAGCAAATTTGCAATAACGACCTTGATAGGGTACTACACCAGTTGCACTAGAAGGAGAAGTAGTAACATAAGAGCAATCTACAAAATCAGAAGTAGTATCGTCAGCAGTAGACTTAGATGAACTAACCTGAATAACATCCAATAATGTTTTTTCCCCAGCAGGTAAATTAGCTGTAATCCAAGCGGATAAAACAGTAATATAAATTGTAGTACCCGTATCTGTATAAGTATAACCGGAAGATGGAACTATAAAAGCGGCATCATCAAAAACATCGCCATCACCCTTAACGAAATACACCACAGAACCCACATGAGTCTCTAATGAAATATCTAAATCATCTAAAACAACAATTTGACTATCAGTAGGGGCTTCAACATCACCAGCATCTAATTCGTGCTGATAAGCCTTATTGTATTTTAACTTAGAATGATGAAGAAGCCCTGGACGTCTACGAACACCGCCATGAGACATAACGACCGCATTACGGAGCTTAGACGCACCCGCACGATATTGATTAATATCAGTACGAGAGTGTAGTGTCTGTGAAAGCTCACCAGCCGAAAAGTCATTCTTATTAATCGAAGAAAAAGCCATTCTAATCCCCTACAGAACTATACCTTGCTGTAACAAGCGGAAAATCATGTAAACGATTGTTAGCAGGAGAAGACTTAGCATCCAAAGATTGAGTCTTAGCTTCAAGACCACCATTCGAGCCACGACCTCTAGCCCCGTAAGTAGTACGCTCCATTTCCTGTTTAATACCAATTTTTTTAGTAACAGACATAGCTAAATCTGTAGCTAAAGCATGAGCCATAAAATCAACAAAGTAAGTAGGCCATTCAGATTCAGGAACATTAGCCTTTTGATAGTCAATATATATAACTGATTCGTTTGAATGAACTTCATCCCCCTGGATAATAAATTCATTAAACGGAGTCTCATAAGTATTATCGGTACGGTATAAAGCTATTACACTATTGTTTACACGGTCAGGGGGTAAACTGTGAATATATTTATACCGTACCTCAGGAGTAGTAACTTTTTTAGACAAAAGAGCCTGAGTAATAGTAAATTTCCACGGATAACCAGAAAGAATAGAATCGCGAAGCATGGGATAACGGATAAAACAAGTATTGGAATGGGGGCTTGTCTGGTCATCAAAAGACGAAATAGGGCCTTCGCCTAAAATAGCTAAAGCATTAGAACAAACATCAATATCGGAAAAAGCCATATTATTTCCCTTATATGGCGCCCGCCCCAAAAACCAACAGAAAAAAGGGCGGGCGCCGTCCCAAGAGCAATGGGATTAGACGAGAACTTCTTTATTAGCAGTACTTAAAGTAACAACAGAACCGTCATGAGTATACCCATACATTGTTACTTTTTTAAGATTAGTATCATAGTGAATAATGATACCAACCGCAGGGATAGCACTATCCACAGCCAAGCTATTAAAATAGCCCGCGCCTTCCACTGTAGCCAAAGCATCAGCAGTGTGGTAGTGGATAAAACCACCCTCTTTTGTTAATGCGTTCGTTGAAACGCCAGATTTAGCATAAGCCATATCTTAAATCTCCCTTCTAAATTAAACAGCTACAGATTGGTCATAAGTCAACTGAATAACACCTTCGGTGTCAATAACAGTAGAACCGCCAATATAGCAACCATTAGCCAAGTGTGAAGTGTAGTTACCAATCCAATCTACTTTAACTTCGATTTCCTTACCTACAGCCAAACCAACGGAAGGTTTGTGCCAAGCATAAGTAGTAACGTCATTAGTAGAAATAGAATAGCCGCCCTCATCAGAACCACGGTCATCCATGACAATCCAATTAAAGCCAAGCCACGGAATATTACCCATTTCACCATCGCGCAGACGCTCAAGATTAACGAAATCGCGGCTAGTATTGGTGTTATCACCTAGCATTTGCTCAACACCGCCAGCAGATGTAAGGATATATCGGTCACCCATAGGCACAGCGTTATCATCCATAAGACGCTTAGCACGGCGAACCTTATCAAGATTCAGCTCATTACCACCAGAACCGAAAGTCTTAGCAATTTGCTGACCCGCGGGGATAGTAGCAGCGCCTAAAGCATCCAGAATTAACTGGTCTTCACGGCGAGCCAAAGCGCGACCAATAGTAGAAGCAAGGAATTTACGCTCAGAATAGTTCACCTTCTGCTCATCGAACATATCAGTGTATTCTGCGGCATACCAATCTTCCAGAGTAGCAGTCTCGTTAGTGTGACCAATACCCATTGGGATGACTTCTGTTTGAGGGATACGGGGGGAAGCAATACCCTTACCGATTTTGTGGAAACGGTAGGTAGAACCTACTACTCCTGTAACTGTACGAACCGAATGACGTAAAATACCACCTGTTTGGTAAGCATCTTTAGCATCCGCTTCAAAAGCAGCTACATCATTATTAGTGTAATTAATCGACATAGTTGTCCTTTCTTAAACAAAGCCCGAACAAAGTAAAAGCGGATAGCCGTTAGCTTAGTCGGGTCCTAAAAAGGATAACCGGATGCCTAGTAGGGTCCTTATGAGGAAAGAAAATGGGGCTTTTTACACAAATTCTTTCCTACTACACCTGTATCATACAGATACAAACGCTATTTGTCAACCAAAAAGTTTTTCGCCCAGGTTTTTAAACTCATCGCGAACAGAAGGATTATTATCTAACATCTGTGGGTTATTACGAATCTCATTCCATCGGTCACGCATATTATTAGTGTCAGGAGACGAACTAATCTGAGAGCCAATGCTAATAGGCATATGCCCCGCAGCCCTCATAAATTTAGCAAGCATCTTAACACCCGCTGAGCTTTGCATAGCAACATCAACAACGCCCATTTCGGATTCATCAAGGTCTAACTGATTAACGTAAGAATTAACACCAGAAACTATATGCCCTGCCTTAGTAGGGTCTGGGTCTATCTCAGACATAACCTGCTCAGGGTCAAAAGTATAATCAGAATATTGTTTATCCAATGTCTGGAAATAAGTACCCAAAATAGCATCAATATCAGCTTTAGGGATTTCACGGTCATGAGCTACTTTTAATACACTTTCTAAAGCAGGGTCATTAGCCATTACGGGTGGAAGATTGTCTAAACCATCAGGTAAATGGATAGAGCCGTCATCCTTAACAGAAACATACATCTGAGAATTAACAGGAACGCCGCTTTCTTCCCGGCGCTTATCTAAAGCAGATTTAGTATCTTTAAAAGACTTCGATAAAGCCTCTACAAGAACTTCCCCTTTTTCAGAATCCCAATGCTGCTCCATAACATAATCAGGACGTTCGGAACCAGATGGATCAGGCTGTGATACCAAATTATTTTCATCCGAACGTCCTGAATCTAATAATGAAGTAGCATTACTAGAAACCGATTCCGCCACCTCTTCTGTTTGCTCTTGGATTTCTTCGCTCATTTAAAAACTCCTATTCTTCAATCAAAGATTTAGTTTTACGTTTAACTTTAGGCTTTTTTTCAGCTTCCTTATGCCCCAAAGGGTCATAAGCCCCAGTAGAAGCTTTAACCTCAGCCTCGTGGCGTAACTTTTCCTTAAAAGAAGCAAAAGCATTTAAAATGTGCCGTAAATTAGACAGCTTACTACGATGATAATAAGGTATTCGCTCAACAGCATTATAAACATCAGATATAATCTTATCTTCATCAAAATTATAATTTTCTTTTTTCTCAGGCATAACTATTCCCCTTTCTGCGCTAACAGAATTTGCATTTGAATAAACTCAATAACTTCGCGCATACCGCTACGGGCTATATTTAATTCAGACATATTAGGTCCTTCTTCTAACAAAGGCTTACTATAAACAAACTGTTCAATCTTACTTAAAACAGCAGGGCCAGAACCTTTAGTAAATGTCTCATTAAAAGAACGAGCTAAAGCTAAAGCCTCAGTATTCATATCATGTTGATTTATAATTGATTCAGCATTAGGCTCTATATTAAGAGAAGCCCATCCAGTAGGTGGTCTAAGTGTAGACGCTTTAATATCCATCTATTGCCCCTGTTGTGGTTGTTTAGCCATTTGTTGTTCCATAGAAAACTGCTGCTCCTGCTGCATCTGAGCTTGCTGCATAGCCATAGCTTCCTGTTGCATCTCTTCGCGTTCCTCTTCGGTCCTAATAAGTACGTCATACGGGATGCCCATCTTCTCAGCAAAGTATTTACCGAAATTCTCTGTCTTCAAAGACATCTGTAAAGTCTCTTCACCAAGCATAGAAGTAAGCTCAACAAGCTGTGCCGCAGCATTAACCTCGTTGACATTCTGAGCTTGTGCAAACGGCGCTGTAACACGTAAAGAAGTAACATGCCCGTCTAAAGTCTGTTTAGGAATAACGCCGCGCTTAACATGAATCTCTAAAACAACTTTCATGAAAGGCTGTATAAACTCGGAAAATATACGCCCAAATGGAGCGCCAATAGAATTAGAAAGCTCAGCTTGACGCGCAGTCCATTCTGTAGCGGAACGAACACCGCCCTGCTCAGGAGGTAACTGGTCATCAAGCATTATCTTCTTAATATCCATTTGCATATTTTCAAAGATAAATTGCGTTAAACGTAAATCACCACCTACGTCTAAAGTCTCAACTGAACGACCACGGGAACCGCCATTAGTAGAAACAGCATTTAATGTGCCTGG